ACACAATTTTGCTGCTTTAACATCATCCAAATATTTAGTACTTATATCCTGTCCATACTGTCCTACAACTGATTGTATTCTTGGAATTAATTTTTCAAGTAATTTACTCTTATCTCCATTAAACATATCCAATAATTCAGGATGTGTTTTAAGTACAACATCAGTTAATTCACCTATTTTTGAACCATTTTTTCCATAATAAGATTGTTTCTGTGCATCAGATAGTCCTTTTTCAGTTTGTAATTTTATTTGAAATGGTATATCAGAATGTACTCTTTGTTCAGGAGTTTCAGAAGTTAAGAATCCTTTCTCATGACTATTAATTAAATCATCAATATTATTTGCATTAACTAAACTTAGATTCAATTTACTAGGGTCTTTAAAATCACCATTTTCATCTTGAAGTTTTAATTTTGTAGGATCAGACATCCAAGCAGCATCTCCATAATGTTGTTTATATTCATCTGCTTGTTTAATAAGTTCCAGTTGTCTATCATTAGCAGCCTTAAAAGGTGCATATACTCTTCCTGCTCTAACTAAATCATTTCCAACTTTAGAAGGGTTAATAAATGGAGAGTTTAAAGAGTCTCTTAATATGCCTTCTGCTTTACTTGTAGCAGCATTATAAGCATCTTTATCATAATACTTTTGATTATAAACATCTTCAAGATATTTATTCTTCATCATAGTACCTTGATCCAGATTCTGTTGTGCTTTATCCAATATGCTTTTATAGAAATCTACATTGACTGGAGATTCAACATTTATAAGATTCTGCTGGGGTGTTTGAAAATACCTCACTTAGAGCCTCCTTTCTTTAGTTTTCCACCATATTTATTGTATCCTTTTCTTTTCAAAATCCAACTTCCAGTAGACTTGTCAAAGGAATAATCACCAGAGGATATAGCTTGCATCATATTATCACTTTGTTTTGCATTACCAACTGCTTTACCTGCTGCTGCACCTGCTTGTCCTATATTAAACAAAGCCTGTTGCTTAGCACTTCTTACAGCATCAGCTTCCCTTTGATTAGCTTCAACTTCAGCCATTTGAATTTGTGCATTCTGAGCTTTAGCAGTATTACCTATTTGTGCATTAGTAGCTTTCTCATTCATTAATGAGTTATTAATCTGGTCACCATACTTTCCATAAATATCAGATATTGCTGCACCATTAAATGAATTAATTGCAGAAGCACTTCCTAACATTGAAGCATTTCTTCTGGCAACTGATAATGCTTTATTTCTATTACCTTGTGATTCAAGTCTTTGTGCAGTTAAATCTACCTTATCAGGAGTAATCCTATCATAAGTAGCTTTATTGGGTTTAGCAAGTAACATTGGTAAGTTAGTTAAAGCTTGTAATCCATATCCTGCCATTGGGATTGTCATATCAGAATTAAATCCTTTATCTCCAACAGGGTTAACACCTGCAACTTTATTAGTTTGTAATCCCATGTCTAATGTTGCAGGAGTTTTAACAGATGGAGTTAATGTATTCATTTTACTAATAGTAGGATCAGAATTAACATCTCCAAATGTAATAGGACTTCCTGGCATTAAATCATATGATGAATTAGCTTTACTAACTATTGGATTATTAACTATTGGCTGTGTTGCAACTCTGTTAGTTATAGGATTTACTACAGAAGTATTAGGTAAAGGTTGTATATAAGGTGTATAAGGTACTTTCTTATTTGGGTCATATTTACCAGAACCTATTGCCCCAAAAGATGTAATGCCACCTCCACCATCATGAATATTCATCATCTTCTTAGAAAGATTATACCTTGAAGTACCATTAGCTTTCATATTACTTTGCATCTTTCCACCCATCTTATGTACACTTCCATCAGGAGACATTTGCATTCCCTGTTGTTCTGTAGTACCTTTAACTTGTTCCTGTAATTCTGCAAGTTTACCTAACTGCATTTTCTTAGCATTGGTAGCCCATACATCATTCTCTCTTTTCTTATACCTGTTATCAATCTTTTTAGATTCATCAGCAAATGTTTTCTTAGTTCCTGGAACTAATATTGAATCAGAGAATATAAATGTACCTGGATCATTAGGATTCTGGCTACCTAGTTTAGCAGAAGTCTCACCACCTTCAACTTCATCAGTCTGACTTATAGGAATTCCACCATCCTCATGCTTCATTCCATTATATCTTGTTAAGTTTCCACCCATAGCATGTTCATTATTTTCAGGCATATTAATATAAGTAGGAAGTATAATACCACCATCAGCATATTCAGAAGTCTGTTGAGTTTGTAATGCATCCATTAATCCACCTACTGCATGTTTCCATTTAGCAGCATTTTGAGAAAATATTGCTCTTTTCTTAGTTAAAGGATTTTTACTATGTGTTAATTCTTCTGTAGTTTTTCCAGTTTTTGCTTTTAAAGCATTAAACTTTCCTTTATTTTTAGGGTCAATATGAATCTTACCACCATATTTTAAAACATCTTTCATAAGTCCCATAACATCTTTATTGCCTGCTAATGAACCTAATGCACTTCCTACTGCTACACCTGCACCAGAAGTTTCAGGAGTGTCTATCATACTACCAACCCCTTTACCTATAGCACCTAAAGCTGTACCTGCACCTGGAACTACCATATTAAGTGCCATTGGTGCAACTGCTCCTGTTACATTACCTAAAAAGTCTCCTACACCAGCAGCAGACTTTCCAAATCCAGTAGTCATTTCAGGGTTAAAGAAGTTTTTTCCTGTTAATCCTTCTATTGGTGAAAGGGCATTGTTAATTGCAACATTTCCTAAGTCCTTGAGGAAGTTCTTTTTAACTGGTACTTTTCCACTTGTTGAGCCATATTGTATGTTTGCCATATTACTTTATCTTAATAAGTATAATATAAAAAATTATACGTCATTATCTAGGCTACTAAATTACAACGTATTTATCCATAAATCAAGTAAATATTAAATTATTTTATAATACTAAATCATAGGAACTAGAGTATGAACTGTTACATCATCTAATCTGAAAGTAGTATTTTCTGTAGCTCCTGTATTATTATAATAGAGTTTTATAAATAAATGATAATCCAATAACCTATTACCACTTACTTTGGGTACTTGATATCTCCAAGTCCTAAACCTTCTTCTTATATTAGTAATATTGTTAAGTGTAATATAACCAGTGTATTGGTGATTATTCCACATTTCAATACCTGTTAAAGTATTTGCAGGATACTCAACACTATCAGAAGCAACAAGAGAATTAAATTCAAGATTGGTAAATACCTTCTTTACATCAGGTTCAGGGTTTGCAAGTAGTGTAATAAAAGATGATTGTACTCCTCCATAGAAATTTCCTCTATTTCCCTTACCATGAATATAAACCCTATCCTGATTGGATAAATTTACAGAAAATATTTCTCCATCTAAATCCTGATATAATGAAGGATGAAACCCATATCTTGATTCAAAAACATCTAAGAACATGTTATATCCAAAAGTATCTGCTGTATTACCAAGTATGGTATAAAGTAATCTCTTGTTGATGGGGTCAAATATACCATGAATACCTTTAGAAGTTTGTGGTTCATCTGTTACAAGAGTACTTCCATAATCAAATGTACTAAAATATGAGGACATTCCTTTCACATCAGAAATTTGTTGGTCTTGCCCACCAGAATATTGCATTAATTTTCTATTGTTCAAATCATAGAAATAGAGTACATTTCCTGTATCAATTACACTATACTGACTCTTAGTACCAGCTTTCTCTGAAATATACCTGTAAGCATCTAAAACTCCACCTGTACCAAGTACAAGTGATGCACCTGAATCATCCTTGAGTAATTGTCTTTCATTAACAGAAACTAACCCATAAGCATTATCCTGAAAGAAAAGAATATTATTAGCATGTGCTATAAGTTTATTTATTGAACCATAAGCACTATTAACCTCTATATAATTCCCAAATAAGAATTTAGTCCAGTTATCTACAGTTTGCCCATTTACATGTTGCTCACTTGCAATAATCCTGTAGTCATTTTCCTTTCTATTTACAAAATATAAAGGTCTAGGAGTGAAAGTTTTAATTTGTCCATCAGCAGAATATGCAGAGTTATATTGATATAAATCTGTAAATGTAGAAGGGTAAGCACCATAATCATTCCCTGAAGGATAATTAATATTTCCATCAGCCACAGTTTCAGATAACTTAAATGAATTTCCCCCTCTTGTATAACAAGTATCTCCTCTCAATTCACAATTAACTGTTGACTCTAATGGGATTAATAATACATATGTATCTACCCAATCTGTATTTACGCTACCTAAATCTCCATTTCTGTTAAATGTTTTATCCAAATAATCAAAGAATGTAATATAAGTATCCCCACCATAAACTTTTGATACAGAAGTTGTTCCTGTAAAATCATTAGTTTTATGAGTATTCCCACAACTTATATAAATAGTATTAATTCTTTGATAATAAGTATTTCCACCATATCTTGCAAGTGATACATCTTTTATATAGTTAGCTATAACTAAACCAGATGCTCCAGAACTTGTAATTTTACTTGTAAGTGTAGTAGATTCTTCTAAACCTAATGCAAGATTATTACCTTTAGGTATTCCTTTATTACATCTCCAGGGAGTATTTGTAAATTGAGTACATGTACCATAATTAGGAATATTGTAAAGTAAATCTTTATTAAAACTTTGTGAAGATTTTATTCCATCCCTTACAGTTAAAATTTGCTGACTTGTAATAGGATTAAATCCCTTTATTTTACCTACAAAAGTAGTTTTCCAATTATCTCCACCCAATAATACTTTAGTAACATCAAAATGTGTTCCAGTATCTTCTACAAGTTTAATAGAATCCCCATTAATAGGTTTAATAGAATTTAAAAATGATACTTCAGGACTTTTAAATAATACCATATGCTCATAAAAATCCCCATTACCTCCATTCTTTCCTAAACTAGGGTTAAGTAAATTTCCTGCTGTATCACTATATTTAATAGTAACACCATCTCCATCAAAATATAATGGAAATTGTTGTGCATAAGCTATATTTTCATTATTTTCCTTTATAGTCCAACCCAGTACTCCTTGTCCTAATATACTTTTATCAGAATCTTCTCTTCTGGCTCTTACAATTTTATAAGTATAACCATTAGGAAGGTTTGCAATAGTGAACTGTACTCCAAGTACATAAGCTACAGAATAAGTTGTAAAATCTACTACTGTTCTATAGTCATGATTAATACCATTAGTAAACTTTACATCTAAATCAGTAATATCAGGCATTCTAATATCACCTATCCATTTAGAAAAAGACTGTCTACCTTTACCATCAAATACTACAATACCAAATCTGTAAGTTTCACCTCTCATATAACCTACTAACTGCTCATTAATAGGTGAAGCATAGCCTGAGTAGCTTGCATTATCCGCAAAGGTATTATCCAATATAGTACTCCAAGTTTGAGATAAGTCTTTAGTAGTTGTTAATGCTACATTTCCTATAGAATTATCAGGTGCATTATCAATTACTATTGGTGTAAGTAAAAACTCATAAGACACATTAGTTCCCCAACCACCTAAATTCCCTGTCTCTTTATTGTATTTAAATGTATCTGCATAGTATGCTTCAGTGAATATACAATCTTGAGTCTCAGGAATTGTAGTAGTATCATTATACCACAATCCATCTATTTTAAATGTACTACTATCACTTCCCCATCTGTAAGCTCTTGCATCCCAAGTTAATACTTCATCTAAATCAAAATACTCTTCCACAATATTAGCTGCTAATAAATAATTAAATTTAGTTGCAATAGTTTTGGGTACTATTAAAGCACTACCAAACCCATTAAATTCTGAAGAAGTATATACATCCAATGTTGTATTTCCTGGGTCAATTATATTTACAATTTTTGATTGTGGAACTGGAACTTCTGCAACTACACTAACAGTAGGTGTGCCTTCTTTGGATTCATAGAATATTGATATAAGTCTCAGATAGTTAAAATTACCATCAATATTACTTATATTAATATTTACAGCTTTACCTGTAACTTCTTTAGCTTTTACTCCACCATAATTAGAAGTATCAGTTGCATAATCATCAGGTGTAGTAAGGTGTGCTAAACTACTTACAGGTGAAGGAGCTGTTTCTGCACCACCCAAGTTATAAAGCTGATAAGAATATTGTATTTTTCCTGAAGTATATAATCCACCTTTTACAATAGAAGTAATTTTAGGTTGATTAAGTGAAACATTAGGGATTATTTCCAATGCACTTAAAGGTAATGCTAAAGAGTTAGGGTCTAATATATTAATATGTTTAAGGGTATTAAGAGCATCTACAAAGTAAATTTTACCATGTGTACTATCCTCATACCTACTAATTACTTCACCTACTCTGTAATTTACACTAAATCCTAAATCTCCATTATAGACAAGATGTATTCCAGGATTTAAGTATCCTGATACTAAATCATTAATAACTTCTGTTTCCTTATTATATTTACATTTCCAAATTTGACTATTAGCATTTCCTGTAGAATAAGTAGTAAAGATTAGTAACCAATCTCTTATAGTACCCATTCCAAGTATTGTAGGATAGGCTACAGCAGTACTTCCTAAAGTTTCTGTTATCATATCACCTACTGAAACTGTAAGAGAAATTAAACTTGATAAGGTATGAATTGCAATAATACTGTTATTAAGATATATTTTATACCTCCCTAATCTAATATCTTCCTTTACAACACTGTTTGAAATAATAAGGGTAAATACATCATTTATATTAGTACATCCTGCTGTAGATACTGTAGTATCAGTTGCAGAGGTTAATAATCTTATATTACAAGCAGTAGTTCCAGTATATTGTAAATGATATAATGCACCAAGAGTTTCAGGTATTATGAAAGATAAGGTATTTCCTTTTTCATTGGTAATGCTTCCTGTAGATAATCCATCATCAGTTACTATACGAATATTCATTGCATCATAATAGTTATTATAAGTAAACTTAGTGTTAGGGTTGTAAGCATTACTATTATAACTATATTTATCAGGAGAAGTATCCCTATCCATTCCTTTTAAAAACCCAAACTTATGTTGCATAATATTATTTATTAACCTGTCCTACCAAATCTATTCTTAAGTACTCTTAATTGCTCAGGATCACCTTGTTGCATAAACCCATGTGAATGTCTGTCAGGGTGACTTATAAGTCTTAGTATCTGATTCTTAAATGATTCCATACCATCAATAGTAGGCATTTGTGCTCTACTCTTAGCCCCTCTTACATAAAAGAGCCAATCAAGTTCTAAAGCATTATACTTTTCTCTACTTAGTTTATCTTTAAGCCAAAGTTTCCTACCAGTTCTCTCAATAATATAACTCTCTACAGCTTTTAAATACCTTTCATCATCTGGTATTGCAGGATAACCCTCACTATCAGTAGGGAATGCATAGTAAGCTATTTCTAAAGCACCTGTTTTAAAGTTAGTAAACAACCAACCATTATCTATTCTATAGTTAGTATAGATAGTATTACCTTCATCTGACATATTATTAGATGAATGGAAAGTATTCTTAGCTTCAGTTAAAGCTTCTTTATCATGCCAACTTCTTACCTGAATAATATGATGTAAATCTGCTGGGAGTTCTGTTCTGTAATCCTCTACAATTAGTGGGTCAATATGATTTAAGTCTCTGTTACCATCAGTTACTTTCTCAATATAAATCTGAGGAGCACCAATAAGTTCCATAGCTCTATAAGCCCATTCAATAGATTCTACAAAATCAATTTCTTCTGTAAATCCAGTATCCCTGATTACATTTTCCAATACCCTTTGCATGGAAGTATATTTATGACTAAGCATAATAAGTTAGTTTTAAATTGTTATTCCACCCATCATATCACTAATTGCTGAATCAATTCCTTTTAAAGAAAATTCAACTTCTTCCTCTTTTTCATCAGGATCATTATCAGCTAATGGATTAGTTTTAGATATGTATTCTTTATCCTCACTAATATATTCAGAATCCTTTTTCTTTTCATCCCTACCATATTTATTAATACAGCAGATAAAACCATTCTCAACTTCTCTGACCCTTAATTCTTTAGTAAATCCATCAGACTGTTCTGTCATACTCCAGGATTTTTTCATCTTAGAATCTGTCCTTACACTAATACTCTTGCTTTCCATAATATCTTATTTTTGAATGTAATAATTAAGTTCCAATTCTTCCTGTTGTAAAGCCCTTGCAAGTTTCCTATCATTATTTCTTGCCATATCAAAACTGTAAGCTGATTTATTAGGACAATTACAACTAAACTTATCCCAAAACCATTTAAGATTATAACCTTCTGTATGTTTATTTTCATGGAATACAAGAGGTTTATTCTTAATTAAACTTATTTCTTCCAAAGATACATCAGGATATATCCTTTTCCACATTTCTTTAGTAGCTTGCCAATTAGGTCTTAATTTCCTTTTATCAAGTTTACCTTCTTTATTAAGTTTAAACCTTGTTTTATATTTTATAAGTCTTAAATTCCCTAATCTTTTAGGAAAAGAAAATTCAATATTATGATATATCATAAGGTCTATAACCTTATCATAAAATTCCTTAGTTATTCCAGTAAACTGTTTTTGAGATAAATCATGTAAGTTACCATAAGTATCAATATAATATTGATAAATATCTGGTGCTGAATAATCTATCTGTATTTTATTGGGCTTCTTGAACATTTGAAATTGCTGGGTTAGGTTTAGAATTATTACCTTCTATTGGGCTTGCATCATTAGTTAAATCCATACCATTAGGACTCATATAGTATCTCAAGTCTGCTTTAATAATAGCATCCTTCATATATTCAATCATCCATTTATTAACAGGATAAGGACTTTCATCAGTATAACAAGGAGTTCCATTAAAAGTATTGAATGATGATACTTCTTCAGGATTCTCAAATACTCCTCTTACATTAATATACTTAATAACCTTAGTAATAGGATTATCTTTGTGAGATACAATATAGATATATCCATTAAGAAGGAATGTAAATATTTCTAATTTATTGAATTTCCCATTACCAACAAAAGGAAGCCTACTATAATCAATTAATTTAAAGGCTCTTGTACCTATATCCAATGCACCTATTCTTGTAAGAGTTGGGCCATCATACCTTTCAATAGTTACAGGAATCTTTACATTAGTTCTAAGTATTTTCTTATCCTGAATATAGGAATTATCCCATACCCTATCATCAATAATAACAGGGACAGCACCTAAATCCTGAATTACATTATCATCAATTTCCCTATTTTTATTAAAGTCATTCCTTAACCATAAGGCACGTTGATTATGAATCCAGAATTTAATAACTCTTTCATCTACAATAGAATCATCAGAAATATCTGGTGATTGTACCATCCACAAATCGTAAATTAACTGATTTAGAGTTGTCATTATAATTTTATTTTTATATAAGTAGAACCTAACACAATTTTATTAATAGGATCAATTTGTAAATTATAAATATTATCTGTTTTACTCTTAAATAAAACTCCTATAGGAAGATAAAATTTAGTAGGTTTAATAAATTCTGTACCTAAACCAACCCCTATATAAAATTGATTTACAGGTGGATTGGTTATATTATTAGTTATTGTTTGT